AAAATCCTTTTTGATCCTGAATGTCATTAAAATCCATTTCAAATGGGTTTCCAGCATAAATTATCTCTCCATTTGAGTATTTTCGGCGTTGTCGTTTATGGAAATGACCAGATACTATGAGTTTAGACTTCGTTAGTAAGTCACATGATTGAATACCTGTCTCACATATCTTAAAACTATTAAAATTAAAATTTTGAATTTCAAAATGTCCAACTAATAAGTCACATTCTGGAATTTTATCTATATTTGTACCCCACGGGCAGAAGCCAACCTGCTTATTAAAGATAGTCCGTACAATTGGCTTATCGAGAATGTTAATATTTTTTCTATTATTTAAAATAGACAATGAATGTACGTTAGAATTGTCTTTATAATAAGCATCATGATTACCAGGAATCATAATTATTTCAAACTCATTAAATAAGTCTAATAAATCATTAGCAAAATGTAGAGATTTTACATTTATTTCATCTCGATAATGAAAAAAGTCTCCTCCAAAAAACAAATTAGTAATATTTTGGCTTTTTAGTTCGTTTGTGAACCATTTTCCCCATTCTAAAGTAACGTCATGCCACTTTTCACTATTTTGATGACAGCCAATATGTAAATCAGAAAAGAATCCGATTTTTTTGTTACTTTCCTCTGACATTAAATGTATAATTCTTTGTCGTAATCTTTATTAGGAACCTTATTTTCGCCGCCACCGTCTCTTGCCACGTTTCCATAAACTTGTTCTTGATAGTCGAGAATTGTTTCCCTATATTTCTTTTCTTTTTTTATTCTATTAATAAAAGCATGGTAGGCAATAGTAGTAAAATATGAAAATGGGTTTGATGGAGAGTCAATTTTAAACTTTTTGTTTTTTACTGCAGCGACCATCTTTACTACAGCGTCACCAATCATCTCGTCCTTATAGCTATAATTTATAAAATTAGGAGAATAGCTTAAACCAACGGTAATTTTATATACTGACTCGGCTAACTCATCGACCATGTCGTCGGACTCGTAGTAATCTTTTAAAAGCTGTAAAAAAACCTGCGGATTAACATAATATGCTTTTTTATTCTTTTTTTTTGTCTTTGGTTTCATAATATTGTGTAAAATTATAATTTATACGCTCACTGTTATATAACAATAATCGCTGTTCCATGTGACGTTGACCATAGCGTAAATTATCAGCAACGTCGAAGATTATAAGCTCTTTCTTATCAGTATGCAATCGTAACCCGCGACCTATACTTTGTATTATTTTTATTTTCGCTTTTCCACCACCAGCGAACATTATATAATGTAAGTTTTTGATATTAATACCTGTAGAGAATATTTTTGAAATAGCAACAACTATTACGTCTGTTTCTTCTTCCATTAATGTTTGTATTTTTTCACGCTCTTGTACGTCTACTTCTCCTCTAATAAAATATACTTGTTTAGTTTTACAAAAATCTTTTAATGTATTAAGTAATAATTGTCCATGTTCTATATAATCAATTAATATTAGTGCATTATTATCTAATTTATTTGAAAGTTTTGCTAATAAATTATTTCTAAAGAAATTACTGCGTATGAATTCATTTTCTTGCAAGTAATATGCATTAGAGTTGTTTCCGTGATAAATTTGCGTCGATGGTGTGTCGTAATTTAACTCTAATACATGTACTTTAGCGGGTACAACATATTTTTCGTCTGTTAGTTCATAGGCCTTTTTTTCAAATAGTTGTGGACCTATTTTACCAAAAATATTCCATTTATCTAATAGTTCTTGTGGTAAGGTACCAGTAAAGCCAAATCGATGCAAAGTGTCAATTTTTTTGAGAATATTGTTTATTTTATTTCCTCTTCTCAATTTATGTACTTCGTCCATTATTAAAAAATCTATATGCCTTATCCATGATATATCTTGTTTTGAACTTTGTAAAATACCTAAATTAGCAATAATAACGTTACGAGATAAATTTAATTCATTTTTTCCAGTATATTTAGTAGTAGAAAAAGAAACACCGTATTCTTCAAAATCAGATGTAGTTTGATTAGCTAACCCTAAGTCTGGTACTATAACTAACCCTCTAAAATTTTTACTATAGTTATTATAATAAAATTCTAATAGACCAGCCATTGTAAGGGTTTTACCGCCAGCAGTGGCTAATATTATTGTTCCTCTCCCTTTATCAATGCATTTATTAATTATATCTTGTTGATACTCTCTATATTTTAAATTTAAATTATAATTAACAATATTATCTTTACGTAACGTAGGTATTAATGAATTTTTTATTTCTTTTGAGAAGTTGATTTTTATATCTTTTGTTTTACAAAATTTTGCAATCTCTACCAGTAGTCCGACGTCAGATTTGCCTTGTTGAGTAATTACGTAAGTTCGGTGAGGAACAAATCTGCCAAATCTTCTTTGAAAATGAGCAGCTTCGTTTTTTACGCTAAAGTGTTCTCTGATAATATCTAACTCAGGTCCTTTTAATATTGCTTGAGAATTTGAATTTAATGTTACATCAATCATTGAGTTTCAAGTTTCATTAACTCTATTAAATTTTTTATATCATTCGTTGAAAAGCTTATATTTTTATAAATATTTTCTAAGAAACTAATAATAAGAGCTTCGTTTTGAATTTTTAAATCTATAGCTTTTATTTCTTTTTTATTTTCAACTGCTCTCTCTGCAATAGATCTATTTACACGTACAGGTTCTTTGTTTTGATAATCAGTTATATAGTCTTCAAGAAGAGAAGATCGTTTACATTTAAAATTGTTTAAATTAATTTTATGATTAATTAATCTAGCTGACCATTTATGCTTATTAGCAACTAATTGTTCTTGAGTAGATGTAACTTCTAATCGATCTAAATTTGTATCTATCTTTGCTTCTTTAAGATATTGATTGATAATATCACCAATCTCCATTTATTTATTATATTCTTTTATTGAAAAAGTCAACTTATTGTCCCTAAAGCGATAAATATTTAATATGCCCCTCAGGTTATTTGATCGGATGGTTGAACAGTACTTAGCTGATAATACTGTTGCTAGTGCTGGAATGGGTGCTACAGGGGCTCAAGGTGCGGGTGAGTTTACTACTGCTGATACATATGCTCCAGGTGATGCAAGGTTACCTAAAGTGTTAGGCGCTACTATAAAACGCAAAGGTAAAGTCAAAACAAAACGTAAAAAAAAACGTTAAAAGAAAATAGTAGTTTAATTAAAGAAGCAAAAAAACGCAAAAAACGTCAGAGCCGAAACCCGAAGGCTAAACCTGCGGGAATGAAGGGCATGATTCCTCGTAGTAAGCATAGCGGTGATCAACGTGGATGGGGGACAGGCAAGATCCCAATTATTCCACCAAAGCATATACTAGGCACTGATCCGTCAACTGGACAAGGTCTAGACCCGTTAAAACCTGGGGTTGGTGGAATGGGGGCAATCGACCAACAGCCAACCACGTGGGCGCAACAGGCTGCTGATCTGGGCCCAAAAATCCCGCCACAGATAGATCCACGCGCAAGGGCAGGCCGGATAAGGAAAGCGAGAGATGCTGCCAAAGCTGGTACTGGAATTAGTAGTATGGGTCATATTTATGCAGAACCTCCCATACCAGGTGAAAATGAACCTGAGGTACCGCCTAAGCCTGAGGTGCCGCCTGAACCTGAGGTCACGCCTCCGGTTCCACCGACAGAACCAGTCGAAGATGTAAGTTGGAAATTAAAACAACCTATACAAATAAAGTACTTTAAAGAAGGAATGTTGAACCCTGGTTCAAAAATGATCGATAGCGACGGTAATGAGGACCGCGTATTTTTAAGACGAGTTAGAAACGCAACAGTTGTTGAGCATGCAAAGCTTGCAAATATCGAGAGAAATACTCTTCTTACATGTGAACATTGCGGTATACAGCCAGCAAGTGATACCGGCGAACAAGAAGGTCTACCAGTTTTTCCTGGTATGACCGAAAAGCATGCATGGACAATGATACAAGGTCATCATATAATTCCGTTTGCGAGAAGAAAAGAGCAATATACGATTACAAAAGAAGAGTTGGTGTGTTTGTGTAAAAATTGTCATGATGCATGGCATATATTAGGTAATGAAGCCAGTGTTGAATTAGATCCTGATGAAAATACGGTAGAGGGAAGTACAGAAAAATGATTAATTTTAAATTACATTTTGAACGAAAACAACAAGCACAATATGGCGGAGCACCCATTGGTATGGGTACAACTGTATGGGAAGACGATGTACTTGATCTTTATGATAAAATAGAAAAGAACGATGAGAGTATACGTCACTTACCACGAGATCGATACGGGAATATTACTCAAAAAACTATGGCAGAATATTTATGGGATTTATATAAAGATCCTTATAAGGAGTTATATGTAAAAGATAAATATCCGAATGTGGAGCGACCACAACTAAAACAAAGACGTGTAGGTGCAATACTTTTAAAATATGGGGAAAGAAGCCGCGAATTTGCAGCACGCTCGGGAAGTACGACACAAATAGGGGATCCTCGAAAAATTGAATTTATCGAAGGATGGGCGACGGTTGATGATCGAACGTCTCTTGGAAGGTATAGAGACCCGGAGGTAAGAAAAGAGGCTTTAAGGCTCAATCTCGAGGAGAATGGACAGTATACTTGTATAATGTGTAAGTTAAAACCGGAAAATCTTTATACTTTAAGAAATAAACAACAAGCAGCGAGGTTTCTTTATGCACATCATTTAAAACCTATAGAACAAGGCCACCGCGAAACTAATGTAAAAGAAGATATTATAATTGTTTGTGGTAATTGTCATGTAATTGCTGATGCTGATGCGCGTAAAAAATATGATCCGTCTGGTAAAACTCTTCCTAGTGCAGATGACTCCGACTTGCAAGTTCCAGCTGTGCAATAAGTAACTATATATGCCTAGCGCAGCCAAACAGAAGGGTAACGTTTGGGAGCGAGAAGTTGCTAAAGATTTAAGCGAAGTATTTGACGAGAATTTTATTAGAGTTCCAAATTCTGGCGCCTATACAGGAGGTGCTAATTTTCACCGACTTGATCAATTAACTGAATCTCAAAAACGTATGATGAATGGAGATATTATGGTACCTCCGTGCATGTCCTCTTTTAAGATTGAGTGTAAAAGTTACAAAACATTTGATTATC